AGGTTCATCAAGAAAAGGAGATTATGACAGCACATTATTTTAAATATCATGAAGAAGAAATACTTAAGGATATTGAATCCTATGTATCAGCAACTTATAGAGGACACTATACGGGTAATACGCATGAGTATAGAAATGTTCAAACTTTAGATTTGATGGCAGCAAGGGACATTGCCTCTGGGTTTTGTCAAGCAAATATTATAAAGTATGGTAGTAGGTATGGTAGTAAGGAGGGAAAAGAAAAGAAAGACTTGCTTAAAGTGATTCATTATGCTATGCTATTATTACATTTTGATGATCATTACGGCAAACCCTCAATAACAACGGGGAATATTGATCACACGATGCCTTAATCATGAAACTTAGATTATCTGAACCTATGAAATTGTCTGATAAAACATTATCATTGCTAAAGAATTTTTCCACTATTAATCAATCAATTCTTTTTAAGCAGGGTAGTTCTTTGAGGACTATCTCGGTAATGAAGAATATTTTAGCGGAAGCAACAATTGATGAAGATCTCCCTACGGATTTTGGTATCTATGATTTGAATCAGTTTTTGAATGGACTTGCATTGCACCAAAGACCAGAACTTGACTTCACTAATGGAGGATATGCGGTTATTAAAGAAGGTAAGATGCGATCTAAGTATTTCTTTGCTGACCCTAATGTAATTGTAACTCCACCTGATAAAGAGATTACACTTCCTAGTGAGGATGTTTCTTTTGAATTGAGTACTGGTCAGTTGGATAAGTTGCTTAAAGCTGCTGCGATTTATCAGTTGCCTGATTTATCTGCTGTTGGTGAGAATGGTGTTGTAAAGGTGGTGGTACGTGATAAGAAGAATGATACTTCAAATAGTTTTGATATTGTTGTAGGTGAAACAGAATCTCAATTTGCTTTTAATTTTAAGGTTGAGAATATTAAGATTCTTCCTGGAACATATGAAGTAGTTGTCTCACAGAAACTTCTATCAAGATTTACTAGTAAGGATTATAATTTAAGATATTATATTGCATTAGAACCTGATTCAACTTTTGGTTGATGAAACGATTATGGAGGACTTGGAAGTATGCTTTGGGATCATTTAACGATCAAAAGACGAAGCAATACGATAATGGTATTGCTATTCTTCGGAGCTTTATATTCTTTACTTATCTGGCGACTAATTGTTTTATTATTGCAGGCGTGGTCCGGCACTGGAACTAATGTATAAAGTTGGAGGAAAGGAATTTGAAGACTGGACAATTGCACAAGATCAAGCTATGCAATTGTTGGAAGATGGTTTAGAATATGTGGAGATATTATTATGGGATGATGAGCGAAAGACTTGGGGACTTCTCCAAGAGTTGAATTTGGAAAGGGGTATTAAAGAATTAAACTTTACTACCCACTCTTTAGCACCTTATTATGTTAAGTTGAGAAACTTATGAGTGACTTTATCTGGGTTGAAAAATACCGACCCAAGACAATTGATGAGTGTATTCTCCCAGAGAGTATTAAGAAAACGTTTAGTGATTTTCTAAATAGGGGTGAGATTCCTAATATGCTTCTCTCCGGCCCTCCTGGGGTTGGTAAAACAACAGTTGCAAAAGCACTGTGTAATCAATTGGGGGTAGATTATTATGTTATCAACGGATCCGATGAAGGACGATTCCTTGACACCGTTAGAAACAATGCAAAAAACTTTGCGTCAACAGTCTCACTCTCTTCAGATGCCAAACATAAAGTCATCATCATCGATGAAGCAGACAATACCACTTCCGATGTACAACTCCTCCTTAGAGCGAGTATTGAGGAGTTCGCAGGGAATTGTAGATTTATCTTTACCTGCAACTATAAGAATAAAATCATCGAACCACTCCACTCCAGGTGTGCTGTGGTCGAATTCAGCATCAAGGGTAAGGAGAAACCTGCGGTTCAGGCGCAATTCTTCAAAAGAATTAACGACATCTTGGACAAAGAACGGGTTGAGTCTGATAAGAAAGTTCTTGTCGAATTAATCAATAAGCATTTTCCTGATTGGAGAAGGATTCTAAACGAATGTCAAAGATACTCTGTTGGAGGAAAGATAGATAGTGGCATTCTGGCTACTTTTTCTGATATTGCTGTCAATGATCTCATTAAAAATCTTAAGGAGAAAAATTTCCCTGAAGTTAGGAAATGGGTGGTCAGTAATTTGGATAATGATTCTTCTGTATTACTTCGTCGCATCTACGATCATCTATACGAATCCTTGGTCTCTAACACTATACCTGCTGCCGTTCTTATTATTGCAAAGTACCAATACCAGATCGCGTTTGTAGCAGATCAGGAGATAAATCTTCTTGCTTGTTTAACTGAAATTATGGTAGAATGCGAGTTCAAATGAAGAAAACAAAGTACTATTTTGAAGTTGGTGGATTTTACAACGAAAGTTGTGATTGGGGACACATTTGTTCTGCAGCTTCTAAAGAAGGAATACTATTGTATAAAGAAAAGTCTACTGATGAGATTTATTCCTACGAGGATATTTCTAAACATACACTTCAAACAGGAGGATATGTTTGGGAGTTTAAATTACTTCGTAGTGAAGAAGTTGATGTTGAACCTGTTGTTACTAAATTAAAATCTGGAAAATCTCAAAAGACTCAATGGAAAAGTAGTAACAAAGGTGGAAACGGTAAAAATGTAACATTAAATCCAAAACCTTCTAATGTTACTAAAAATCCTGGACCAGTTAGGTATTATAATAAAGTGGAGCAGGATGGATTTACTAGACCAAACAAACCAAAAAATAATTCTCCAAAAGGAACTATAGTTGGAATTTTTACTGGAGTGTGAATTCAAATGAATTTTAGAGCAAAAGTTTTTATTAAATTAAGAGAGAATGTTTCTGATTCTGCAGGCAATGCTGTTAGATCAAACGTTCAAAGGGTTGCCGACATTAGAAATTGTTCTAAGTTGAGATTGGGTAAATGTATTGATATAGATTTTGAAGCTCCTGATAGGGAACATGCTGAAAGAGAATTAGCAAAGGCTAGTGATTTGTTGTTCGCTAATACAGTTATTGAGGATTGGTCCTATGAATTATTGGAGTATGAATTAAAATGAAAAGAAAAATTCACACTGATGAGTACATGCAAGCAGGATGGAATGACGGACCAGTTGGTGCTCATCCATATGTAAAAGGTTCTCGTCATAATAAGATTGGTATGACTATTATGTGTTCCTACTACATATTATTTGTAGGAATGTTTATTAGACTTGTTTGGGTATTAAACACATGAGTCAGTATGGTAAAGATAAAACTTATCTCGATGAGAATGGGTGGACTCAACGCTCACCCATTTCTGATGATGAGTGTATACTAAAATGTCTTAAGAATGCTAGATATCTTGCTGGTCTTGATAGATTACAAGTAGAAAAACTTATTAAACAGTATGGGGGGGATGTAATGTGAAAGAAGAACTATTAGAACTATTAAAGAAGAATGCATATAAGAAAGGTGACTTTACTCTTTCTTCTGGTAATAAAAGTGAGCATTATGTAAATTGTAAACCTGTAACTTTAAGTGGAAGAGGACTTACACTTACTAGTTTGTTAATGCTAATGCATGTTGAGACTGATGTTGTAGCAGGACTTACTCTTGGGGCAGATCCATTGGTTAGTGGAGTTGCTTTAGTATCTGCTCTGGACAATAGAATGGTTGATGGGTTGATTGTACGTAAAGAAGCAAAGGGACATGGGACTGGTGCTTGGATAGAAGGTCCATTGCCTCCTAAAGGTTCTAAGATAACTGTTTTAGAAGATGTGGTTACAACTGGTGGTTCTGCTATTAAGGCAGTAGAGAAATTGCGTGATGCTGGATATGAGGTTAATCGTATTGTTGCAATAGTGGATAGACAAGAGGGTGGTAGAGATGCTATAGTCGAAGCTGGATTAGAATTGTATAGTTTATTTTCCCTTAGGGAATTATCTTCATGACGGACGAAAAGAAAACCCATCAAGTTAAATCTAGATGGTATTATATTTTCTGGGGTACTGCTACAGTAGCAGTATGTGCTGGACAGATATTTGTTGGAAGTGGTTTTCGTAGAATGGCGGAAAGTTTTGATAGAGTATTAGATGCTCCTATACGATTGGATGTTGGTATTCCCCATAGAAGAGGTCCAATGATGATTCCTGATATATGGGAACCTGAACATCCTATGGTTATAAGATGATAATAAGTGAGGCAGATGCTTTATGGGCTGCTAATGAATTTATTAATTACTTTAAAGACTTTAAGACTATCGAAGATTATGTTCGCTTCACTAAAGAAGCAGCAGTTAAGAAAAAGGGTAGTGCATTATTTTCTTTGAAGGATGAGTTCTTTAATGAGGACATCCATCCAGAAGAGATGGAGTTTGAAGTTAAGTTTGTTGGAGATAGATTTCCAGAATCAGTTCCTCAAGGATATTATCATGA